ATGGCAACGGTTAGAAAACGTGGCGAAAAATGGCGTGTTGAGATTTATCGAGACGGCATAAGAAAGTCTAAAACCTGCCCTACAAAGGCGGAGGCTGTCTTATGGGGAGCGGAAGAAGAAAAGAAAATAGAACTACAAGCTAAAGGCTTGCAGCCTGAAACACTATTCTCTGATGTAATTAAGCGGTATCTAAATGAAATCACACCTACAAAACGAGGCGAAAAGCACGAATTCAACCGATTGACTAAGTTTTTACGTCACCCTATAACTGATAAATATATTTCAGATGTAACAAGACAGGATTTAGAGCTTTGGATAAATGAAAGATTGGAAACTGTGAAAGGTGAAAGTGTTCGCAGAGAGCTATCCACTATCGGGCATATATTCAAAGTTGCACTGGAACGATGGGGATATATTCAATCATCCCCTATGGTTGGCTTGCAACAGCCACAAGCAAGCAAGCCAAGAACTCAAAGATTTACTCAAGAAGATATTGACGAGATAGTTAATATTAGCGGATATAACGAGAGTTTAAAAACGGCTAAGGCAAGAACTGGAGCTGCTTTATTGTTTGCGATTGAAACAGCTATGCGAGCCGGTGAGATATGCGGATTAACTTGGGATAATGTAAGCCTAGAAAGAAAGACGGCTTATTTACCAATGACGAAAAACGGTTCTTCTCGCACTGTTCCACTTTCAAAAAATGCAGTGAGAATACTGGAAAGATTGAGAGATGAAATAGAACAAGGTGAAACTTGCTTTCAAGTGAAATCAAATATACTTGATGCAACATTCAGAAAGTTAAAGAAAGCGGCTAATAGAGATGACTTGCACTTCCATGATACAAGGCGAGAGGCTTTGACGAGATTGGCCAAAAAGGTTGATGTGATGACTTTGGCGAAAATATCAGGGCATAAAGACATAAGGATTTTACAAAATGTCTATTACGCCCCGAATATGGAAGAAGTGGCTGAACTTCTAGATTAGTTAAGCATCGCTTGCTGCTCCACCACTTCTACGTGGATTTCTAATAACTGCGTGAGTGGTTTCTTTTGGATTTTTAAAATCTGTAATCTTAATGATAAACACCTCTTTTTCTGCGCTCTCTAATGGAATTCCAAGCTCAGTCTCGCTTGTTACATATACCTGTCCGCCATATTGTTCATACATCAATAATGCTCCTTGAAATTCTTTAGGAAGTGGCACTACACAGATTGCATTATTATTTACCTGTTCCTCTGTCGCAGCCGGTACGATAACTTTTAATACATCAAGCCCGCCGCTAGTTGTTCCAATACCTTCAATTTTCGCTTTAATCTCTGCAATATCTTTGCCGACTAAATAAGCGAATGTTTCGTTTTTACTTCCAAAATTAGCCATATTTCCTCCTATTGACCTAATTTACCTTTTTCATAAGCTGCTTTTAAATCTAGATTTTCTAAGGCTGTCATTTTTTCGATAACGCCATCAAGACTAGATTTAAATTCTGTGATTTTTTGAATTAATTTTTCTGGCATTGTTTCGCCAGATTTAAGATTTCTTACTGCGTCGGCTAATTCTCGTAGCGTGTCCAAATCAGCCGCTACATCGCCACCTAATAAGTCAGATTTTAGCTGTGTAATCTTTTGTTCGATTAACGCAATAATCGCCTTGTCTTGAGTGCCAAGATATTCAGCAAAACTATTGAGTAATTCCGCTATTGTTTGTTGTGCCACTATAAAGCTCCTAGTTGATAGTGAGTTTTTAATTCTTCGAGAGTTGGGAGTTTTTCCTTTTTAGCTCCGATTTCTTTTATTAAACGCACCTTAACCTTGATGTTAGGTTTTGAGCGTTTAACTAATCTGATAATCATCTCGCCTCCGTCACATCGTGGATAAGCGTGAATTCACCACCTGCAAGCGTTCTCACTAATCCTTGCGGACTAGTACACTGCAAATCCCAGCTTGCTGTTCCCCACTTTGCACCGAGAGTTTTTTCGTGTGATAATGTAACTGTTACTAGATTTTCGCTTACAGTGATTTCCCCTGCTTCAGTTGATAACTTGATAATCTCGCCTTTCTTTGGCTCAATCCACATATCAAATCGACTACCGGTTAAATCACTTTTTTGCTCGTTATCTTCTAGTATCTCAAAAGTCCAACCGTCATCATCACCACGTACTGTCTCTAGCTCAATGTTTTCCATTTTTGCTCCAAATAAAAAACCGCACTAAGATTTCTCAAAGTGCGGTTGGTTTTAGTTAAGGTTGATTAGATTACGATTTGACCATTTTCTTTCAGATAGGCATAAATCCGAGCGAGTTCAATTTGCTCTGTCGTTTTGCCAATATCATCTTTGGTTAATGGTTTACTAATTAGCTCTTTAGCTGCTACGGCATCAATCCATTTGTAATCGGAGATAATAGGCGTGAAGTTAGTTACCGAACCGTCACTATCTTCGCCAGTGCCTAATACATACTTGGCATTGATTGAGCCATCTTCTTGTTTTGAGTATGCAGCAATGGCTGAATACATTGGGTTTAAGATTTTGTTGAATGTTGTCATATTTGCCTCTTATTGATAGATTGTTCTTGTATCAGATACTGCATAGGCTGTTACGCAGATTTTAGGATTACCGCCACCAAAATTAAAGATTTCTGGCGGGTATCCATCCCTAGATGTTTTCGAGTAATAGTAATCCTTTTTCTCGTTGGCATTAACGATAAAGCTAACGTCAGAGTTGACTATAAAAACTATGCGTTTAACTGGAGATGGATTGATATGTAAGGTTGTGGAGCAGAAATTAACTTTGTCGTTTGCAGAACCAATATTACTAATATGAACATTAGCTACAAATACCTCGCACAGATTACCACCAACCAACTGATTAACCTCAAGCGATCCAGTGAATTTACCAGTTACACCCTCTAATCTCGCACCTCGTATCGTGCCACCCTCAATCACTGAACCTCTAACAGAACCACCGTTTACGGTTGTACCACTGATTGTTGTACCAGTGATTGTGCCACCTGATATGTTGTTACCACTGATGTTATTACCATTAATGGTTGCCCCTGTAATTGTACCGCCAGAGATATTGTTACCATTGATATTGTTACCGTTGATATTTGTACCCGTGATTGAGCCGGCTGTAATTCGTCCGATGTCCGAGCTGATAGAGGATATGCTATTTACATTAAGCTTATCGGAGGTTAGCGACCGTGTAGCGATATGGTCGGCTCCAATACTGCCAACTGCAATATGTTTAGCTGCTACCGCACCGGCCGCAATCTCATTAGCAGTGATACTATTAGCTGCCATTTGTTGAGCGGTGATTGATTTGGTAACAATCGAGCCACCATGAATAGCGGTTACACCTGCATTTTGCCACGGGCTTGGTTGAGTTGTGTATTCTGTACACTCCTCAAGCATTGGACGAGACACATAGTAAGCTGCGTGAGTTTTATCTCTTGAGAAATGATTAACCCTTATTAAGAGTAGTATTTTCCCAGTTGTTGGAGCTTTAAACTTGACAAAGGCTCGCCCTGCGTTTTGGCTCAATCCATCCTGAAACCATCCACTGTGAGCCGATATAAAGTTAGATGGTTTATTGTGGATGTTTTCATCGCCGGCAGTCATTGATAGTGCTAAAAGTCCTTGATAACTTAATCCGTCCGCATCATAACTTTCTATGACTAGCTCGCCAGCACAGTTATAACCTCCAACATAAACGCTTGCCATATACCACTTGTTAGCCACCACATTCACAAATTGTCTTGATACATCAAGCCAAGCTCTCTTATCTATAAGGGTATTAAACTGCTGCGATGTGCCATTAATTGCAATCAGTCTCCACGCTTCGTTTTTCTCCCCTTTGGGGTAATACTGATTTTTGCTATATGTACGCTCAAACGCTGACGGCACTGGACATCCAGCCCAATCTCCACCGGTCGCACCAAACCCCAACCATCCATAGCCATTATTATCAAATATCGGGTTGTACAATAGATTTCCGCCAAGTCCAATAGCCATTTTGTCAGCAGTAATCTGCCCTGCTGCCATGTGTTCAGCTCGCACAGCTCCAGCCTGTAACGCGCCAGCTCCGATTGTATTAGCACCAATCTGATTGGCTTGCAAAGTGCCAACTAATTGAGTTGTCTTAATCTGGACACCGTTTATATCAATTCCGTTTTCAAGGTATTTACTGCCGTTCCATGTATATAACTTGCCGTCTGCGGTGTTATAAACCTGTTTATGTCCTTGATATTCGTCAGTATTCAAACCGCTGACTGTTTTAATTAAGTCAAGGTTTCTAGCAGGCAATGCTGTATCAATTACTTCATCAACGATGTTTTGAGAGAGTTTCTTGTTTAAAACCTCTAACTCTGCATCAATATCAACCGAGCTTTCACCACGAATGCCGGTCATCTGATTAAATGGCCCAACGTTCACGCCTCTAGCGTGTCTTAGCCAGTAGTATCTAACCTGATTAGCTCCAACTTCGTGCGTGTAAACCCTAGAATTTACTTTAGCCAGCAGTCTGGCGGTTTTAATATCGTCAGTTTCGCTAACGTAAATCTCTGTCGCAGTAGCATCATTAATCCAATCCCACTCGATTGTGATATTGCCTAGTCCACCAGTAACTCTTACGCATGTCGGTGCCGGCGGTTTATCAATCGTGAATGTTTGAACTCGTTCGCTTAATAACTGTCCGCTTTCGCTCTTAATTTGGATAACAATGGTGTATTCGCCATTCTCAAAATCATCAAAGCTAACATTAGGCGATGATTGGCCTAAGCGAACATCATATAAAGCACCGTCTTTGTAGATTTTGATGTCGTATTTAACAAGCCCATCACCACCTGTGATATCGGTAGAGAAACTAACACTGCCATCTTGATTAACATTAACATTAATATTACTAATCTGCGGAACGCTTAGGATTGAAGTTGCTCTAGGTTCAAACTTCGCTCCGTTATCAACTATTGCCTCTTTCTGTGGCTCGTGCTGTAAGGCTGTAATGGTGTATTTGCCTTTTTCTTCCTCTTTAACAGATAGGGCCTTAAATAATTGGCTTGTTACCTGTTGAGTAGATAGCGACCATACACCATAAGCTTCCAATCCTGTTGGAGCTTGGTCTAAAGTAACTTCCGCACCTTTCGCAGAGATAATCTTAATGTCTTGATGTTTTGCGTTTTGGTTAATGTAACTAAAGTAACTATTACCATTGACAGAGATTTCCCTATCTAAAGTAACTTTTTTACCGTTAATTGCTAAAACTCGACCGCCAACATTTGTGCCTGCGTAATACGTGTCGGCAACTTTGATAATATCGCCCGGCACGTGCATTAGTCCCTCTGTGCCAACGATAAAGGTAACAGTCTTGGTTTCTAGTTTTTCGGTTTGCAGTAACCATAAACCTGTGCGGTGCGCTTGACCTCTAGAGGTGCAACCAAAGGCAGTTATTTTCTTAACGTTCAGCCCGTTTTTGCGAATGGAATCATCGTCAGAAACATACTCAATCATTCTTTCGTATGAACTATTTTTATCAACATACTCAACCTGAATAGCGTTGTGGCGAGCTTTCTTGGCTGAAAATGTGTAATTGAACTCCCCGTTCTCTACGTTTGCGTTTGTGTATGTCCAGACTGGATCGTAAGGGCGATCCATTATTACGGTTAATTGCTGACCGTTCCAGACAGGCATTGCCCGAAAGATTGAGCAAATGTCATTAATCACATCATACGCAGAGCGTTGCTCTGTTAGCCACGCATTACAGGTAAATCTAGGCTCTTTACCGCCGAAACCATCAGGAACGAGCTGGTCGCAATATTGAGCAACTTGATACAATGTCCATTTATCAGCTCCGAACTCACCTAATCTATTACCTAATCCGTAACGTTTATTTGTGACAATGTCAAACAAAACCCAAGCAGGATTATCTGTCCAATCTATCTTAAATGTACCATCCCAAACGCCAGAATATTGTCTTGTTCTAGGATTGTAGTTGCTAGGGATTTTGACCTTAATCCCCATAATGTCATAGGTTCGTGTAGGGAGGTTGCTAAAATACTCTGAATCAAATTTCACGCCAACCAAAGCGGTGTTTGGATACGTAAAGACTGTGTCAATAACTTCCGTGTAACTAGACCATAATGTGTTATTTTGAAGTCTTTGAGAGTTGCTATCTTCGGTTAATCGCTCAACCTTGATAGTGAATGGAACAGGCGGCAGATTTCCGAATGTGTGCTGTTGTAAGTATTGAGAGCTGTATTTCCCAGAGATAGTTACAGGGTATGATTTACTACCTACGGTAATTAAAAGTTTTACCTGTGACCCATTAATATCACCGTTCTCTTCCATTTTAGACATGGCTTGAACGCCAATAGTAAATCTTAATCTAGAGACTTTACTGTCTGTGATAGTCCTTGTTATAGGTAGATTTCTTCGCACCTGTGCCGATACAGATACTTCTTTTTCTGATGCACTAAATCCACTAAGTACATCTTGGACCTGTCCGCCAATTCGACCTTGTAATGACACATTATTGAAGTTGAACGAGCCATTTTTATTTTGAACTGGCGTATTATCAAGGTAAACAGACTTCATGCCGTCCGCTAAACCAGCTACCTCGCCCTCAGAGATAACTTCAACGATTTTGATTAACTGTTTGCTCCGGCTTGTTTCCTTTGCCTCTACTGGCGTATGTACACTACCCGCACCGCTTCCAGTGTTAGCCTCAGTATTAACAGCAGGGCTAGGACTACCACCACCTCTTCTGCTACCTTTACCCATTGTCATCCTCCCACGCTGCTATCCAAGGATAGAGTTTCCCTGATTTGTCTCGGTATCTATTCTTGTCAGCAATTCCAGTGTTATTATTGCCAGCATTACCTTCTGCTGGTTTGTTTGAATTATCTACAACAGATGAAATTGGATTTCTCTCGACATCCATAGTCTCAACACCTTGAGATATTACAAGCGTGCCAGTTCTAATTAACCCGTAAGCGAGCGGCATAGACTTTCCCTGCGCCACCATATTTGAGAGATTTGAAAAGCTTGTTGATTGTTGTTTTTCTTCTTGCTTGCCTTTTTCTGGCTTTACCGCCCCTGTTGGTGTTACGCCTCTCATTGTTGGCATTTTTGTAAGCATTTGAGCCACGCCGCCAAGCAACATTGATGCGCCTAATCCACCTACCAGCATCGCAGAGGTTGAGCCGAGAACACCAAGTCCAAGCGGACCTAACGCTAAAGCACCAGCAACGATTGCGGCACCAGCAATCACTCCAAACACACCGCCACGCTTTGAGCCTTTTAGTGTTGGAGTGAAGTGGACGGTTGCGTCATCTTTTAGCTTTTGGCTTAAGCCTTGCTCAAGATAGCGATTATCTAGATACTCTCGTCCAACTCTTACAGTAAATAATCCTTGCTGAATGAATTGTCTTAGCTTTGGGATCTGACTTGTTAGAGCATGAACCACTTCGGCAGGTGTCTTGCAGTCTAAATTAAATTCAGATCCAAACTGTTTAAGGGAACCGTAAAATCTAACATTGACCATTCTCTGTGCCTCCAAATGCTGTGCGTGTGTTTAAACCAATAACCATCGTACAAATCTCGCTTAGATAATCGTTTTGGTGCGTGATGAAGAACCATCTGCTCACCTACATAAATAGCGGCGTGATTAGGCACATCTGAACCAATGCTAATTAAAATCACATCACCAATTTGAGGTTCACTCACTTGCTCAAATCCGTGCTTTTCCATATTATCTAAGTAGAGGTTAAAGCCATCTTCCCACCAGTATTCTTGTCGTTCAAAGTTAGGGAATTCACGACCAGATAACCGGTAAAAATCTCTGAATAGCGTGTAACAGTCCATTTCACCGTGTTTAAACTCACGGCCGATTAAAAATGGGATTTTCGGAAAGATATGGATTTTCTCATCGCAAACTAACCAAAAATCTAACTGGCTATATAGTTGCGTTTGTAAATCGGCTTGGGATAATTTTGGCTCGCCTTGTGGGTGTGAGTGGACCAATGCCACAATCTCGCCTTTCTCTGATGCGTTGATGTAATCTTCTGGCGTGATTTCAAAGTGATTTTCCTTGTCTTCCGCTACGTTTTCACAAGGCATAAAGACTTTTTCATCGCCCACTAAAACGACAAAACCACAGCTTTCCTGTGGTTCTTTTGATTTTGAGTATTTGATTATCTCGTTGTGTAGTTTTCCGTCCATTCTCTACCCCAACTTGTCAACGCTGACAAAACCGCCATAGTTGTGCGTGTTGTTTCTTAGCTTGCAGCCAGTTAGTAATCCACTGCACTTATCCTTTTGCGGGTCAGTTGTTGGCTGGTCCTTCTCGTCTGCAACTGCTCGACCTGTATAACCGCACTCAACACTTCGGTATAACCAACTACAGGTCGTTGTAATCATTCTTGCGCCAATTAAAGCGTTATCTGTTTCAGATGGCAGGGCTAAAGTAAATTGAGCCACACTTCGATTGAGTGAGGATAATTGTTCAATCAAGAAATAACTCAATACTTCTTGCGATGGGTCTGCTTGCTTATTTCCGCCCTCGAAATTGACTGCATCGAGATAGTGCATATAGACTAATCTTCGTCTAACGATACCACCTAAACACTGATCGAAACGGTTGCATAATGCGGTAACAAATCCATCTACATTACCAATCGTTAATGTTGGTCGGTTACTTGGTCCATTACCTGACAACTCAAAGCCATCTGCCTTAACACCGAAAGGCTGATAGGTTTTACCTTGCCATACAATGGGTTGTGATTTTTCGTTAGTGCCAGCATAAAAGCGATAAAGCTCACCGTTTATACCGTTATCATCTCTCAAGCTTCTTAAATCCACTTCAAACAGCTCAATGAGTGCATTTTGCTCTAACTTTGCGAGGTCTAATTTGAATTGATTGCTAATTTCTTGTGGCATTACGGCACCTCAACAAAACTACAAGTAAACTCAGTGAAGTTTAAGCTCATCTTCACAGGCCATTTACTACAAATAACTTTGATATTTTTACCTGTAAACGGGTCTTTAAATAAAAAAGGATGAATTCCTTTGTGTCTTTTAAAGAATTCATCCACTTCTAGTCGGTCTTTGTTTTTAACCTTAACCTCAACAGAATAAGAACGTAGTAAACTATTAATCCCCTGTAATTGGCGCTGAGTGTATCCATCGCCAAACTCAATCGAGTTTACTTTCGGTTCACTATCAATCTGAAATTCTGGCCTTACGCACCATTTAAATGTTTCCATACTTACCTCTAAGCAAACACGCCACCAGAACGCATATTATTTGAAATAATACCGTTAGTTTCAGTTCGTGCTATCTGACGGATTAACTCTACTGTGATTTCAGTTTCGCCATTTCGTCGTCTTTGCTCTACGCTTGCATTAACTGGTTCGCCATTATTAATTACTTTGACAGAAATGCTCCCACCGGCCATAGGTTTATAGCCTGTTGATGGGATAGAGCCGACTGTTCCACCGTTGGCATATCCACGACCATAATTTAAATGATTTAAAAAACCAATCCCTAGTCTTGATGTCGCCTCTTTGGTGATAACGTATTCGCCACGATGGACAACGCCTGCCGGCTGATATTTACCGCCATCGCCCGTGTAACCACCGCTAGCATACCCACCGACATAACCGCCACCAGAAAAGCCGAAGAATTTACCAACTTCAGTGCCACCAAAAGCCGCTTTCAATGAGTTAAAAATCATCATCTTGATAATCATTGATGAAAGGTCTCTCAAAATTGATTGAGCAAGCGAACGGAAATCAGCTTTACCAGTCATTACAAAATCAGTTAAAGCATCAGCCATACCGTTGAAAGCATTTTGAGTAACTTGCGACATATTCGCCGCCATATCACCAAAACTATCTTGAATTTGATTTATACCATCTTTAATACCTGCAATCGGGTTACTTTTTCGCTTCTCTGATTCCGCCTGAATAATAGCTCTACGCTCTTTTAGTTTTGCGATTTCTTCATCAAGCTTGGCAATATTCTCTTGCGACATTCCAATCTTCAATCGAGATGCTTCAACATCCAATTGATGATTGTACTGTAGTAATTCTTGCTCTTTTCTTGTTTTGCCAAGTAATTGAAGTTCGAACTGCATTTCTCGCAGTTTTTCACCGTTATCATAGGCAAATTGAGCAATCGCAACGCTTTGTTGTGCTGCATCAATTTGAGCAGCCATATCTTTAAGTTTAGCCAAACCATCTGCGCCAAAATGAGCGTATTTCTCACCATTTGCTGCAATATCTTGAGTGATTTTGTTTAACTCTTGATACTGGCTTACTTGACCAAACACAGAAATATCTTGAGCATTTGCCCTAATCTCTGAAAGTCTGCGTTCCATTTCGCTTAGTTGATCTGTGTACTGTTTCACATAATCAACTTTAGAGCCACCACCAGAAGATTTGCTAGCTTTTGATTTTCTTGACGAACCGCCTTTACCGCCTTTGCCAATGTTTTGTGACTCGAGCAATTTTTCGTAGTTTGCAGCAACCTCTTTATGCTCGGCAGAGCCAGCTTCAAAGCCTTGACTTGACGCAAAATCCTCCCCTTGAAGTTTGCGTTTCTTGACTGGGTCGGTTTCTTTATTAATCGCAATTTGGCGATTGTTTCGCTCGATTAACTTGGTCGCTTTGTCACTTAAAGCGTTTTGAACACTAAAACCTAATGCATTAAACTGGCTAGCTACCAAGATAGCCATTGCGCCCATTCGCTCAACCGCACTTGTAACAGATGCAGCACCACTTTCAGCGCTTGGGAAAATTCGATTTAAATCATCGAGAGAAAACCCGATTGAATCAATGCTGACTTTAGAAGTATCTAGCGTTGGAAGTAGGCTTCTTAATTTGTCGTGAAATTCGGCAACAGGAACTTGACCGATGATTGTTTTCAAATCATCTTCTGATTTGGTAAGTTTCTCGTTAGCTTTTGCTAATTCTGCTTTTTTAATAGCTAAATCTTGCGTTGATTTCGCTAATGCTTCTAGATACGCTGTATCTTCCGCTTTTCCGCTTTGCTGTGCGATTTGTTTGCCTTGCTCGATTATTCTGTTGAGTTTTTCATACTCTTCTTCTAATCGCTTAATTTCGTCCTTTTGTGCGGTAATGGATTGCTCTAATTTAGCTTTCATTCCGTTAAGGACTGCGGCTGATGTATTAGCTAATTTACCAGTCGTTACATCTAAACTATCAGCAAAGGATAGTAATTCTTGTCGAGCTGCTTCCGTTTTCTGTTGATAGTCTAAGAAAACACCAACGCCAGCGGATAAGCCTAGAGTTAATAATCCTAATGGGCCACCAACAAAACCTAATGCACCACCTAAGCCTTTACCTGTTGCGGTTAAAGCTTGCTGTGCAGCTGTGAGGTTTCTTGTTGCCGCAGCTTGTGCTGACATAGCAGCGGAGGCTTGAATACTTGCTGCAATCCAAGTGCGGATTTTGCCAACGCTCCAAATTACACCTGCACCAGCTGCAAGGCTCGCCACTACAGTTAAGTGTTTGGCGATGTAATCAATTGATTCAGCAAATGCATTACTCGCACCTGTTGATTTATCTAATTCACCAATCCATTTAATCGCAGAAGTGTTTAGATTTTCAAAGGCTGCGGAAATAGTAAGGATTCGAGTGTTAAACTGGTCGTCAACGGATTCTTTGGCTCGTTCTAACGCTGGAACGAGAACGTCCATTGTTAGTTTTCCCTCTTTCGCCATATTGCGAAGTTCGCCAGTGGTAACACCTAAACCTGTCGCAATGGCTTTAGCTAACGCAGGCGTCTGCTCCATTACAGAGTTAAATTCATCACCCCGTAAAATGCCACTTCCTAACGCTTGCCCGAACTGTGTCAACGCTGCATCGGCTGCACCTGCACTTGCACCAGATACCGCAACAGCTTTTGATACTGTTTCAGTTAAACTGGCAATCTGCGCTTGGCTAATCTTTAATGTTTCGGCATTTTGAGCAAATCGCTGATAAACTCCCGAAGTCGCATTAATGCTTTGGTTGGTTTTTAATGCAATATCAAAAACATTGTTTAAGCCTTTTGAGCTACTGATTGATGCACTTTCGACCAATCGAAGTTTATTTTGAATTTCTGTATATCCATCGGCAAAACCTTTTAATTGACTTACACCAAATCCAGCTATACCAGCCTTGAAAAGGTTCGCAGATACACGATTGAGCGAATTCATTGACCGCTCAATATTGCTTAATTGTTTTGTAGTGGTATCAGTAAAGCGCTTAACCTTGCCTTGTGCGTTATTGATACCACTTTGAAATTTAACCTGATCTAACTCAAGCTGAATATTTAAGTGTCCTAATGAGCCTGCCATTTTTACTCCGTTATCTATTTGCTAAGTATTCAGCAGAACCGTCATCAAACTCTTCTTCTTTCTTCTCTTTATAGAAAGGCATAAAATCTGATAGCTCTGGCGGTTTGCCTTTCGGATCACGATTAACCATTGCCAAAACGTGCGAAATTTGAGCAGAACGATAATCATCACGCCATAATCCGAACGGCTGCTCTTCATAAAATAGGCGGTATTCCTGTAAATGACTTTCAGGCATCTGCTCAATTTCTTCTAGCGTTTTACCGAGAGAAAGTGACAGGTTTATTTGGAACTTTCTTCGGCTGGTGAGTTTTTTGGTTCACCGTCCATAATGGCTTGATTAAGTTGCTCAATAACAGCTTTGTCTAGCTGTGCTAATTGCTCTAAATCGTTTTCATCTTCGGCATTAAATAGGTTTTCTCCATGTTCATCACATAAACGCATTGCGATTGTGCGAGTTAGTTTATGCTTGTCGTAAACTTTGGATAATTGCTCGACTAATGCATCTTCATCTCTAAAATCAAGTGTAATACCTTGACTTTCAGCAATGAGAATTAACCCTTGTTGTTGCCCATATAAAGCTTTATTCATTTCTCCAATGGTAAGCTCACGGATATAATAGGTATCGCCTAAAATCTCTACTGGTTTAACTCTCGGCTTGTGTGATAAAATCTTATCTCTTAAATTCATTCGTTCCGCCTTAGAAAAGAAAACCGAGAGGATTAACTCTCGGCTTTGTTATTTACGCTGCTGTAGGTAAAAAATAATCACGTTTCGCTTTTTTAATGGTTACGCCTGACTCAAATTTACCTTTCACTTCACCGCTGAAGTTAGGTGATGTTTGAATAAAGCCAGTACCATACAAAGAACCTTGATTGTTTTTCAAAATCATCAACCAAGGGAACGTTTCTTTATTGTAGAATTTTTTACGCAAATCTTGTTGCATTGCGGTAGCAGGAGCGTAATAGAAAGACAGCTTAATCGAACCGTATTCAATCTCACCGGCTTCTGTTTCCGTCCCCTCTGAACACATTGTAGTAACGTCAGTTTCGCCCAATGTATCACCGTCACCATCAATCTGTTTAATCGCACAGAAGTTGCTTGATAATTGGATTTTTGAGACTTTAGCCTTGGCGAAGTCTGTCGGTTTATCGAAACCTTTCCAATCAACTTCATCGGCAAGCGTTACTGTGTCAGTCGAAACAGATTTCACAGGATAGCAGCCATCTAATGCACCTAAGCCAGTAATTCGGATAAAATCACCAGTCTTTAAGCCGTTACCTGTTGCGGTAATTGTGGCATTTGGCGTAACAGTACAAGCCGTAATGGCTTTTTCTGTGTCGTAGCCAACGCCTAAATAAAACTTAGTCCCTTGAAAAGGGGTTGTTTGTGTTGCCATTGTTATTCTCCATAAGCAATTTGGTAATTTATTGTTCTGCGGTATAGTTTCGTATCAGGCTCATAGTCTGATAGGTCATTACTACGCTCCGCATAGTCAAATTTTTGCTCTAACGCACTAAATATCGGTTTTCTTAGCGCCATCACATCATCGGGATTTGGGCTGTATATGTCGATTTGCACCATAAAATCATCTAAATCACCATCTTCCAGAGCAGAATTTGGCGAAATATTGATGAATTGATAGACGACGACAGGGAATTTCTTGTTTGTATCGGGAATAAACCCATAAAAGCACCGATTTTCAACAAGCGGAGCTAATGCTTTGAATAAATCTTGCTGAATCATTTCCCTGCCTCTTCTTCAATTCCATCTTTTAACGTTTTGATGATTTCTGTCGCAGCCTTTTCTTTGGTCTGTTCAAATGCTGGTCTCAGGAATGGCTTAGCTGGCATTTTTGAAGTGCCGAACTCAATAAAACGCCAGTAAAACGGGTCTTTCGGATTGTAAGCACCGCTACTCGCATTTTTAGCCTTAAAAGCCCCTCGTTGCTTAGCCGTAAGGCCTTTAACTCGTATTACAGTACCGATTTTGCCGTTTTTTAAGACTTTGGTGCTGCTCTTAATCGCTTTTTTGAGCGTGCCAGCTCGTCTATATGGCGTACTTTGGGAAAGAACAGGTGCATTTTGTCTTGCTTGTTCTCGCACAATCCTTCCGCCCTCTCTCATCGCTTTAACTGCAATCTTGTTAGAGACCTTACGACCAAGCTCACTCAAAGCTTTTTGTATTTGAGATAATCCCTCAACCTTGACATTACCCATCAACTGCCTCTTTACACATTAATTGTAGAGAAACGTTGCGTTCTTGGGTGTTAAGCACAGCAACTATTTCAAAAAAACGTTTACCGAACTTAACCCTCATTGACGGTTTAATACCGTCTAGATGACGTAGCCATATCTGTGTGGTGATTTCTGACTGCACCTGTTGAGCGGAAAAGTATTCTCGGCCAGATAAAGGCTTTACTTCTGCCCAAACAGTCGCAATAGATTTCCACTTCGTTATGGTTGCTCCAAAGTCATTAATCTCATTGACTTGTCGCATTAATGTAATTCGATGTCTTAATCTTCCGATTTCCATCTATACCCCCATAATTCGATATGGCTGAATTAGTCGCCAAGCACCCTCTTCAATCTCTTTTGAAACCACACCAACCACAACACTCTCACGATGTTCATACCAGTGAGCAATCGTCATTAACATTGCTTGTTTGATTGCGGAATTGACGACTAAGCCATTCGCAACATCTTCCGGCACTTCGTCAGCGAATAACTTGCGGTCTAATTGCTTTTCGATGTGCTGTTGAGCAGCGCTTTCGTACAATTCAAGCAATTCGTCCTCATCATCGCTATCAATACGGCAATGCTGTTTGATTAAGTCTAAAGTGATTAACATATAAGCCCCAAAAGAAAAGCCCCAATTAAGGGGCTAGGATTGATTATTTAGCGAGTAATTTACCTTTAACAAAGGCTTCTGGACGGTAGATAGCTAACGCCAAACGCTCTTCACAAAGGATTGTGACTAAGTTTTTCACGAAGTCATCTTCGTTCTCAGTTGATACCGCTACGCCTAATTGTTGACGGTCGAAGATTTGCGCGCCCATATTGAACGCACCAGTTAAGAAGTCGCCAGCAGTGATTGCTTGAGTTTGAACAACTGGAATACCCCATAATGTCGGCTGTGCTAAGCTTTGCGGATTACCAATGATATGACGACCTTGACCGTCTTTTTCTAACTCAATTTTCGCCCAGTCGATAGGGTTTAACACGAAGCCGTTTGCTGGGTAATCAGATAACGCTACTTGTAATTGTGCTAAACGTAATTGGTCGATGATTGTGTAGTTTTTCAATGTTGCTTTGTCAGCAAATGCTTGAGCTACTTGGCTTAAACCTTGTAAACCACCAGCAGAGCCATCACCGTTTAATAATTGCTTATCTTCAACCAATTTTAAGCCGTAAGCTAAACGACCGTTAATATAGCTTTCTAACATCGCTGCATCATCTAAGATTTGGCGAGATGCTTTAACGTAGTGAGCTAATGTTTTAACGCCAACAGTTACTTCTTCAAGTTGTAACTCAGATTGCGCTTTTTTCGCACCCTCTGATGCTTGAGCTGCTGCGTTGTTGGTGAATAGTTTCTCACGAACATAAGTGATTGCATTGCTGTCAGTAGTGCCTTGCATTAATAAATCACGCACAGTTAATGGGCGTTGTGGCGGTGTTACAATGCCAGTTAAACGCATTGGAGCAACTGCTGCACCTGCTGAACCTGCTGCATCAGTGGTTAAGCTAGTGATTGTTGCTTTTAAGCTTAATTTAGCTGATTTACCAGAGCGTGGGTCTGCTGCAAATGATTTGTAACCCTCTGTATCTACTAAGCGTTGAGCGATTGATTTCTCTTGCTCTACACCATAGCCACGGCGAGTTGCTTTTTGCTCTAACTCGTCTAAGCGGCTTTTCGCACTATTCATAGCGGTTAAGGCTTCATCTACACGACCTTTTAAGTCGTCTAAACCTTTTTCATTGCCTGCCATTTTAGCTTGTAATTCTTCGCCAAGACCTTTCACCTGTTCAGTTGCTTTTTTGAACTCGGTGGCGAGTAATTCAATATTTTCTTGTGACATATATTAGTCTCCATTGATAGATTTCAAAATGTTTAATGCATTGCCAATTTGACTTTCAGGCTCACCCTGAATAAGTTTTCTCAAGCCATAACTGGCAATGGTTGTGGCTTGTTGTTTGGAAAACCCTAAATCCCTCAAGGCTTTCTCAAATTCTGGTAATGTTGGCAAGCTGCCTTTCGCTAAAGCGGATTTAACCACTTCAACACGGCTTTCTTCGTTTGCTGGGAATGTAACGATTGAGATTTCTTTCAAATCAATCTCTAAAAGCTCTAAAACATCGTCTTTTTCGTTATACATCCACTTGTTCAGTTTATAACCGATAGAAAGTCCATCAATCGCACCAGCCATCATTAAAGCGTGAATTTCTTTAGCTCGTGCCACATCATTAATTAATAATCGACCCTCGCCATATAAACCATGCTCATCTTCCTTGAGTAAAGTCCATACACCAATAGGTTGATTACGGTCGTGATTCCATAACACTGGGGGCATTTTGCTTTGTGCGTTCCAGCCTTTGATTGAATCAACAAAAGCACCTTTGCGCACCACTTCATCATAGCTATCGGCAACATCAAATACATTGCAATAGCCAGAAAAAAAGCCATCCTCTCGGACAGCTTCTGCTTTAAATAGTAAGTCTTTAGTCTTTGTCTTTGTCATCCGCTCCCACCTTGTCGATAGAGGTTAGATTTAGTTGCACTGTTAATTGGTCTGCACCATCAATAGCAGGCAGATTTTCCAATGCTCGCACTTCGTTTCTTGTCATTACGCCATTTTGAAGTAAAGCAGTGTAAAAACTTGCTCGCCCTGCACTATCAGCTCTTAATAAGCCCTCAACACTGAAAATAGGGTAATATTTCTCACGTTCTTCTGGCGTTAATAGCTTTCTTGCTATCGTCTGCTCAATTCGTTTTAGCGTTGGACCAAGTGAATATGTTAAGAAGTTTTGGTTAATTTGCTCCGCACTCGATGCCCAAGATGAAGATTTATCAGTGCTGTGAATTAATTGAGGAGGCACACCAAATGCTCGGCAGATTTCTTCAATCCCGAAGTATCGGCTTTCAAGTAATTGAGCATCTTGCGGATTAATCCAAGCTCCAGACATATTAGCTGGCTCCATTCCAGCCTCAAGAACCATCCATTTACCTGCGTTTTCTGGTTGCCCATACTCACTCAAGGCTTTGCGAACCAATTCACGCTGTTCGGCATTTAACACCCTATCGCCAGTTTTCAAAAATCCACCGGCTTTCAAGTTGTTTTTAAATGCTTTTCCTGCTGCATTGTTAGCCGCAATCTGTAAGCCCATAACCTGAGCTAAATAGCTGATAGGAGATAATCCAACCAGTCCATCGAGCGAAAAGTCTTTGAAATGTAGTATTTCAGCCTCACCATACTCACCACTATCTACATTGTTTTTTGTGTAAATATAAACAATCTCACCGCTATCCTTGCGTTTAACAGTCATGTATTGAGGGTCGAGAATATCAAGCGATACAATTCGACCATTCAATCGGTTTATGCGACTGTATGAGTTACCCCATAGGTCAATATTGGCAACGATAGCTTGCCAAAACTCACTCGCACACATATCTGCATTTGGCGCATCGTGAATTAATTTATATAAATGGTGTTCTCTCGCTATTTTCCGCTCAAAGTTCTTAAGGTGTAGAGGCAATGATGAAGCGGTTTGACTTCTTAATCGCACACAAGCCCATACTGCACTTAATTTAAGAGCTTTTTCAGCATCTACCTGTTCACCTGTGCCAGTTGCTTGACTAACAAACGGATCTACTGACGAACCTTTATCTAATCGTTTCCCACCGCTGAATAATCGGTCATAAAACCGACTCCACCAGCCTTTGTCATTTTCTCCGTTCATCCGATAATAATATCCCTGTAAAAGTTATCTACATCTTGAGGTTCTTCACTCATTTCAGAAATACCCCTAGCCATTGCCAAAGCAACCATTCCATCAATACGACCTGTTGCTTTGTGTTTTTCAAATTTTCGGTTACCTGCTGGGTCTTTTGTGATTACCGCATTAGCCGCACACATCGTCAAAACAGGGTTCATTCCGTGCTTTAAGTTGCCATTTAACAAATCACTCTCTAAAGTGTCGATTGCTGGCGACATATCTTTAAAACCCTGCCCGAAAGGCACTAAAGGAAGATTAATTCCTTGAGCCTCCATTTCTTTTTTGAATATATCTATTCGCCAACGGTCAAAAGCGATTGCGGCAATATCAAAATCAGCAAGTATCTCTGCTATATCTCGCACAACGTAAGCGTAGTCAACTGTCGCACCCGGTGTTGTACGAATAAATCCTTGTTTTGCCCATACATCGTATGGTGAACGGTCTCGTTTTGACCTATCTTCTAGCCCTATTTCAGGTGTCCAGAAGTAAGGGTAAACATTGATTTTCCCGTCATGGTCTTTAGTGGTTAGAACCAAAGAGGTTAAGTCAGTGCGAGCGGATAAGTCTAAACCGCCATAAGCAGTTAATCCGCTAGGGCTTGATTGTTCATTTCCACTTTCTTTCCAAGCATCAATACTGACAAATGTCGATACTGTACTCACTCGTTGATTTAGGTTTAAATTTCGGAATGTATTCTCAAAGCTCGGCATACGATTAGCCTTATCAGCGAGTTTTCGTATATCGTCCTCACTACGGAATACGCCTAACGCTGGGTTGGCCTGTTTCCACGCTTTCGGGTCCGTGATTTTTAAATCTTTGTCAGCACTGTAAACGTGGCAAACAGTGTGAGGGTCATTACTTGTCTTGGCATCATCAATCCAGATTGACAACAAATCACCATCATTTGCCGCTTGAGTACTTATTGATAGCAATAACGGATTTTTGTGCGCACCTTGTGCGGTAGTGATTGCATCAACGAAAGCAGATTGTGGACCTTGAATTTGCCCTATTTCATCAAGAATAGCTAACACAGGCGATAAACCTTGTGCTGTTCGACCGTCAGCCGCTAAAGCTCGATATTCAACATTCATTGGTAAACCTATTAAACGCTTACCACTAGGCTTAATCGAGATGATATTGCTTAGCTTAGGATTAAGTTGGATCATCTTTACAGCCAAGTTAAACACCAAAGAGGCTTGCTCTCGGCTTAACGCACCACTTACGATTTGGCTATTTTGAATTGCTACTGGACCAACTAAGTGGGCCAATAACAAACAAGCGATTAACGCTGTTTTACCGTTCTTACGACCGATAGATAAAATGCCGTGACTTGTTCCGTGAGGGTTATCGTAAACATCACGGATATAATCCAACTGGAATTCTTCTAATTTAATCGGCTGACCAACTAACGCACCCTCTGGCACAAAGCAGTACCGCTCAATAAATGCAATTACTTTATCAGCCTTAGTCATTAGTTAATTACCCTTGTTGCGATTAATCCATCGTCATCATCAATAGCATTTCGAGCATTTTGGTAAAGTTGATTGGTTTTCACTTGGTCTCGGCTCTCACCATTAGTTGCTCGACTATGAATTTGTAAACTGCGGCACATTTGGATTTCACGCTTATATAAATCTTCAATAACGTAATGCAACGGGTGTTGTTTCATCACTCCGTTATCAGTTTTAATCCATCGTCTAGCTGTTGTAGCTAATTCATGCTCGTAGTCATCAAGCTCTACGTATAATTTAGCCAACTTAACAGCTCGTTCTTTGTCGATTGGTGTCCAACTATCTGCTGCTCGACTTGTGATGATACTTTCCCAATATCTCATCTCTGCCTTGGTTAATTTTTCAGGCGGAGATATCGTTTGTTGTGCTGCTTTTGTGGCTAATACCTTTGCTGTAGTGCTATCACTTCGGATTTTGCGACTACTCATAGGTTTTACCTCTTAATTAATAGTAAATTTATTAGAAAAACTGTATTAGCGATAAAATAGAGTTCGAATGCCGGTTTTTGAGGCTTTTCGCCTGAACTTTTCACCCACCCCTCCCCTTGTTGAACGGATGTTCTTCGTCAATCGGCAACCCATTTATATCGCATCCAATTTGATTTATTTTTCTTATTTCAGCTTTCTGTTTAGCGCTATCGTGATGTAGCTTACATAATGACTGAAGATTATTATCATCGAAGAATAAATCTAGATTTCCTTTGTGTGGTGTTATATGGTCAACTACTGTGGCAGGCGTTAGCTTTCCCTCTCTCTGACAAAATACACACAATGGCTCTTTTGCTAAGTGGTCAAGCCTTAATTCTTTCCAAGCCTTTCTGTTATACAGATAATGCCAGCTCTCTCTTCCCATATAAGCACCAATAAAAAAGGCGAGCTATTAAACTCACCTTTATTTTGTTATGATGTAAACCTTACAATCACAATCTATTCAACCGCAGTTATCATCACCGCCAATCATTCAACTACCTCAATGACATCTAACTGACTTTCATCGTCAGCGTAGAATGTTCCGTTTTGATTATGCCAGTGAGAGAATGGCGGTTCTTCTGTTTCTGTCTTTTCGACTAATAACCATTTACCAAATTGTGTTTCATAAACTACATCACATAATGTTCCGTTACGGAGTTTTACAGTATCACCGATTTTCATTTCTTATCCTTTGTAGATTCAATCCACTTATTAATATTTGTGATTTGACTAGCACACATATCTCTTTCACCCTGAACTATGATTAAATGCTCCACTGCCTCACCGTATGTGCTACCAGTAAATGGCGTTTTCACACAAGGCGTTAAGAAAGCTTGAGGCGGATAGATATATTCCGTCTTTGTTGTCACCTTATTGGTGCAACCGCTCAATAGCATCGTCATAGATGCGAGTGTTATAGCAAGGCTGTGATTTAATAATCTTTCTGACAACTTGCACTTTGTCTTGTGTTGCTTGTTTGATTTCATCATTGATTACTCTCTGTTGCTCTACTGCTTGGCGTTCTACTTCAATCGTGTCTTTTAGCGATTGATTAACTTGCTCTTGGCTTTTAATGGTTTGGGCTTGCACTTGGTTTTCGGCTCTTAATTCATCTATATTCTTTGATTGGTGCCAAATCCAACCGCACAAGCCAAAAATGGTTAATGCGATAATTGAGATTGCGTAGATTTTAAATCTGCTAAACATAATGCTCTTTCCTTTTCTCTGCGCTTAACCAAGCCTTGTAGCTTTCGCCCATCAGCATAAACCCAGCGTAGAAGTTGATTACACCCAGCAACATAATTACCGTTTCGCATTAATCGAAACATTGTTGAATTTTTAAGATTACCGCATCCGTTATTAAACGTGACAGATACCATAGCATCAAACACAGATTGTGGTAGTGTTCTGCCATTGGCGTATCTATCAACGCACGATTCGGCAAGTTTAATATCGTTTTTCCATCGGTATGCGATTTCTTCATTTGTGTATTTCTTGTTAGGCTCTATCTTTTGTCCAGAGTATTCCGTTGAGCCAATACCGACAGTCAATACATCAGCAGGACATTTATATGGGGTAGCCATACAACCCTCTGCATTACCGATTATCTCTGCTCCAGCAGGGCTTAATCTTAACTCTCCGCCAAATTGAGAATACATAATCCCGATAACCGCAATAACGGAACAAGCACCAAGCGCTTTTCTAGTCTTCCCTAACACCATCATCAAGCCCCTGTTCTAGTCGTTTCATTCTCGCCCGATGCATCTCTTCCGCTCTGCGTTCTTCATTCTCTCTTACTTTGCCCTCTTGGCATTTGGCGTACATATTAACGAGACCACTGATTAAACCAATAATCAAACCAAAAATAGCGAGCCATTCTTGGAATGAATACATTGCCCAGAATGCGCCAAAGCCAGACCAAAAAATACTTTGATTCCCTGCGTCTTTTAACATTCTCATACTCCACCTCGCTGTTTGTTTGCGGGGCAATAAAAAAGCCCACGCCTTAACGTGAGCTTGGTGTTTGGATAATAAAAAACCCCGACCGTTTCCGATCAGGGCTGTTTCTAAAATTCATTTTGCGTTCGCTATGCGATAAAACCGCAACTTATACTATATGCTACAATTTTACTTGCAAGTAATCAAGTGTTTTTTTATCTTTTTTTAAAAAAACGTACCATGTTTCCAAAGTGCGGTCTTTTTTAAGTGTATATCTACATTTCACAGCGTTGCTTTATTTGTGCTCTGCTGTTATGTAGTAATTGGGCCTGCGGAAGACGCTCCAACAATTTTTTGATTATCGGTTGTGTGTCATGGATAACCTTGTTGCACCATCTTAAATTAAATTCAGGCGAGCTATAAAGGTTGCCGTGAATGATTGGTTGTATTTTTCGCAACAAGAAACCGACACTATCAGAAAAGCGTGTAAATGCCATCCATGTATTAATCAAATCTTTAAGTTCGTTCTCAGTTAAATTAAGATTCATAATTAATTCTTTCTTTTCCTCGATAATCAATTCACCCTCTAGCACGATTTTATGAATATACTCTACAGCTTGCGGTAACTGCTCTAATGTCAAATCTTCGATTGATTCCACATTAAAGCGTTGGTGGATTAGATGGTAGGCATCGGAATAAATTAATCCTTTCTTGCTCACTAACATATTCACGGCATTGCGTAGGCCAGTGCGATCATCTACCGTGGTTTTTGATTCGTATTTGCCTGTTTTACGGATTGCCGGCAAAACTTCTGCCGTTACCCATTTTCTAAAGCGGTGTGGAACAGATCCTTTTTTCACTGCATCACGGCAACGGAGGATTAAAGTGTACATTCCACTTTCTGACACCAATGCAAGGCTTTGAGCACCGTTCCCTGCTGACCCTAACTTTAAGTTAGAGTCGGTAGAAATCACTTTTTCATCATCGTCTAAATTTAAAATTGCCTTACTTGGGTTTGTAATCCCTAATGTGTCGCAAAGATCTTTTGCAACGAACCAAGGCTCATTGTTAATTACTAAAGCGCGGATTGATTGATTTTCAAAATTGAAATTTGAGAGCTGTTTGGTTTGAGTAGTCATTTGAAGATTCCTTTTGAGAGAAACTCCGATAGTTCGGGTGGTCGGCAGCTCAAAACCTGTCTTCAATCAGGCGGAGTTATTCCCTTTCGGTATTGTATTCTTCGCACTGCCGACCATTGGTAAATAAATTATCTTTTTTTTGACCGCTTACAATGGGTTAAATAATGGCAAGGTTTAACTCACTGGATTTTAGGTACAAAAAAATCACGCTGACGGGGTGAATTACCGTTGAAGATAAGGTTTTTGAGACCTTGAAAAAAATACTAATAAAAAAGCCCCTTTTAGTCAAGGGGCAATTTTCTAAAGTCCAGCTGCTTTAACTAATTCTTTCAATCCATTGATTTCATTTTCAGTGAAAGAATACTCATTATTACAAATCTTAATATCAATCTGGTTTGCGTTTGCCAATTGTTTAAGTTGAGTATTTGTAGGGCGATAAATATTTAGCTGCAAATAGAAACGAGCCGCCGCAGTTAGCCCCGAATTATACGGTTTTAAATTGAATTTTTTACCATCAACTAACCAGTGTGTTTCGTCACATTTTACAGGAGATCGTCCTTTTTTAGTAATAAGTAACTCGTTATATTGATTTTTACCCTTTATGACAGAAAATTTTTCTGGGACTATAGTTTGAGTATATTGGCTATCTACTATCCCAGATACTTCCCATTTAATTTCTCGCTCACCAGTGAATTTATCTGTCTTATCCGTGATTTTACCCTTTAAAGCTAATTCGTCTTGTTTTGCCCATTTTTCGCTTAGGCTTTCTTCCTTTTGTTGTTGTACGGTACACCCAGATAAAAACGCAACCATAACACCAATCAATAATAATTTTTTCATTTTTGCTCCTATTGTTTTAATAAATTGGTTAATTTTAATATAGATTAGCTTTAAATATTGTGATGTATGTCTCAAAATAAAAATCCGAACAAATCATTTTTGACTCATTCGGACTTCATATCAATCTAAAAACATAAACTTAATTTTAGCAGCCACAAACGCACCTTTTAAAAATCTAACGCCTTGCGCACGCTCTCGGTACATTTTGGCTGGTGAGATATTAAGGGCATTACAAATCTCTCTCTCACTTGCTTGTTGAATGTATAGAGCCATTAGAATTTGATATTGCAATAAATCATCATCGTGTAGATTCATTATTTGCTTTTCGATTTTTAAGCATTCATCATCTGTTAAGAACTTGACGTAAGCCTTTCTTGCTGTCGGCAGCACGGGGATTGAAATTGTAGTGCTTGGGTATTCTGTACCAATTCTGTCACGGCCCCAGCAATTACCCCATTTTTCTAAAATTCGCTCAACGCTATAACTCATTCTTGGCTCCCGTCTAACTCTTTGATTTTGGCTTTGTAGTATTTGATGATTTCTTTGCAATCTTCGATTGTATATTTCTTGGGTTCGTGGTCCTGTCGCTCTAACCATTCAACTTTATCTACACCGATTTTTTTTACTAAATTGATTCTATATTCGATAATGTTTCCGCTTTTATGGTCATTACAAGGGGCACACTGTTTATGGACATTTAATTCACAAAATCGCAATTCTGGACAAGCCCCAACACTCCGATAATGCCCTGCGTGGTATTGCCCTTTGTGATGTTTGCCGCAACTTATACAAGGTTCATCTTTATCTCGTAAACGGATAAATTTATTAAACACAGATTGAGCATCTTTAAGCCATTCAGAACGGCTTTTTAATTTGGCTTTGCGCTCTATTTTTTCTGCTCTTTCCTCTTTCTCTTTTTTCTTCCTAGCCTGCTCTTTTGAAAGGATAATCGCACATTTAGGCGAGCATACCTTTTGCATTGAGCTTATTGTTTTGACAAAGTAACAACCGCATACTTTGCATTTGGTTTCCTTAGGTTTAGTCATATCTACCACCATTTACCAGTGATTAAGATTGTACCGATAACAACACAGGCATAAGCTATAATCAAAATCTTCAATTCTTTCTCATTCATCGTCCGCACCCTCAATAAAACAAATAATCACAAATACAACCACGAAAAGAACTACTGCCAAGGCTATTTCTTCTCTCATTTAAAACCTCCACGCATCGTTAAACTTAACACCATTCTCAACGCCCCATGCGGTTGTATATTCGATAAGACTTGCCATTCTCTTAACGCCCATTTTTGAGGTTCTTTCTCGAACGTTTACTAACTCGCCCTCAATTCCAGTGACTAGCTTGTATGGCTGTTTTGTTGCGATTGTGTGACCGCTAACGATTAGATTTTTCCATCCGTAAATATCGTACTTATCGCCTTGCCAAGTTGCCTGTTTTGAGATGTCGCCTAACATCCCGTGAAATTTATTATTCTGCTCCATTGAGCGTGTTTTAACCTTGATTTCTATAACGAGTGGATTTAGCTCATTTATTGGTAGATTTAGAATTAACTCCATCGCATTTCTGCGGACTGCTTCATTGACTAGAAACATTGGTTTAAAATCAAATTCCATTTCGGCCTCGCTTAAAAATCGTCCTTGTCGTGTTTTTTATAGCTCTGTTGTCTTGGCTCTTTTTTGCCAATTTGAGATCTACGTTCTGCATCCATTTGGTCGCACTCAAACATCGACCCGAATTTCTGATCTACATAAACTTTGCCAGTGCCACCGTGACGATTTAATCTAACAAGGATTTCTGTCAGTGATTGGTCGGCCTGTTCGTTGTAAACGCCCTCTTTGTGTAAACCAAACCAATAATCACACTCTTGTTCAATCTGGCCTGTATCTCGGCTATCGCTTGGTAATGGTCGTTTATCTGTTCTGTTTTCTAATCCACGATTTAATTGAGTTAGAAGTAACACAACACAATCCATTTCACGTGCGAGATTTTTTAATTCTTTTGTGATTTGCCCATAAGCTAAATCATTACGTTCTGCTTTTTCGGCTTTCATCAATGTTAGGTAGTCCACACCAATTAAACCGATTGCTCCACGTTCACGTTTAATTCTTCTGCACTCATTGCGGATATGGGCCATTGACACTGCTGGAGTGTCGTCAATGTATAACAGGTCATCTTGAACTAATTCTTCTGTCGCACTTAACACTCTAGAATTAAATGTTTCTGGGTGAATGTGATATTTGTCATAGAAGTCATCTGGATTGTTTTGATTTTCGTAGAACGCATTACTGTTCACGTTCGCACGTTTACTAATCATTCGCTCAAAGATTGCTTTGCCAGACATTTCAAGGCTGAATAGCAATACTGGTTTTTTCTCGTTTAAAATGCAGTTTTCGGCCATCATTGCGTAAAACGCTGTTTTGCCACATTTAGGTCTTGCACCAACTGCGATTAATGATTGTTTTACTAATCCTTTCGGACCGAGTAAGCCATCAAGTGCGAGAAGTCCAGTAGATAAACCACGTACAGCATCTGGATTTTTCATTCTTAGGTCGTAGTCATTTAACCAATCCATTCCAACATCACGGCCTCGTCTTAATCCTTGAGATTTACCATCACGAGAATAATCTGCAATTTCTGACATTAAGCGACTAATAGCCTCCAAACGTTCTTCAACCGGTAAACCGTTTTTTTCAAAGATTAAGCTTTCACAATCTTGTAATTTGCCAAGAGTAAAGCGTTTAACGGCCTCAGATCGAACAATATCAGCGTATGCTTTAACGTTTCCAGCACTTGCTGTATTGCTTGATAATTCTGCCAAGTAAGCCAATCCACCAACTTCATCGCTAATGCCTTTTGATTTTAAAGCGTGTTCAAGCGTTAAAATGTCGATTGGTTTGCTTGATTGGGACAGACTTCTCATTTCTGCGAAAATGTGTTGGTGTGCTAGCGTGTAAAAGCTTTCTGGTTTCAACATTGAGAAGATTGCATCTGTTTTCGCATTAACACCGCTTAACATTAACGCACCAAGAACCATTTGCTCTGCACTTAAATCGTATGGGATAACTTTTAAAACTTCGGAACTCATTACAATGCCCCCTCTCTAACTCTTAATACTTGTTTTGGTTTAATCGCAAAATCAAAGTTTGCTCGCCAACCTCTATCGTTCTCGCCAAGATGATGCGGTTTAAGAGCCGCAAAGAACGCTTTGAAATATTTCTCGACACACTCAAGTGTTGGCTCTCTCAATTCAACTAAGAATTTTTTAATTGCTCTTTTGCGTTCATCGTTTACTTTTTCAACAAACGGTAATTGACTACCTGCATTTTCATTGGCCTCATTCCAAGCATTTGCAATTTCGTTGAAGTTAAATTTAATGCCTTTTGAGCGTTTCAATCTAACATCAGCAGAGACAACCACAACACCGTCAATTTCTTCACGCTCAACTACCCCCTCTCGAAGTAATACAAGTCCAGCGTTAGGAGTTGCTTGGTTAAGTTTAAAAATTGATTTTTCTCTCGCTGTTTCGTAATCAATCTCAACACCTACTTTTGCACCTTGTTTTTGAACAAGTAAATCAATTCGACCTACACGACCATCGCCTCGATTTTTTACAGGGAACTCTCTAATGCACTCATAACCTTTCTTCACCAAGAAATCGAAAACATCATCATGGAGAGTTTTAGCATCAACAGCACAGAAGTTTTCTTTGAGTAATCCAATAAGTTCATCACGCAGAGCTAGATTTTCATTTTTTCCTCCTGTGGGAGGGTAAGGGTGGGTATTATTAATATTATTATTAGTATTATTATTTGTCGGATCTATTTCCGAGCTAATTCGGATTTGTTTCCGAGTGTCGGATTTATTTCCGAGTTCATTCGGATCTATTTCCGAGCTAGATTTTGTAAATTCATTCCAAGTTTTGCCTTTCTCAGTTAGCTTAATTAAGTCTTTTTCACCTTGTTTTTGGTATGAAATTAATTCTTTTTTGGCTAACTCAACAAAGTGACGGTAAACCGTGTCAGTTTTTGAATAAAACAAAGGCAATTCTTCAATAACTCGATTTCTTGAAACCCAGTAGAACACTTGACCGTCAATGGTTACATCTTTGGCCCAAGATGAAGATTGGTTAAGTAAATCAAATAATGCTGCTTGATTAGCATTTAAGCCCCATTCAATGGCTTTTTGGTTATTTATGTGCGTGTTAAATCTCATAGTTCTAACCCCTCAATCACCAATCTTAATGCCGTTATGTACTCTTCTTCGTCCAAATCCAATGCTTTCAGTCTTGCTTTGATGTTCTCGTAAGCTTTCCATTTTTCCTGTTCAATCAGTCCGCTCACAAATTCGCTCATTTCGTTCATATCAAGCCACCAATCTATATTCAGCTACGCATTTACCACTTGGCACTACAATCATTCGTCTTTCGATGTTGTGACCCTGTTGTTTGAGGTCGTAAATTCTTGCTCCAAGACGTAAGCAGTTAAAACGTTTTTCCGCATCTAAGTGAGTTAAGCGGTCGCCTTGTTGTAAGGCTTTAAGGATTAATGCTTTTTGAGTTTTGCTAGAACTTTCATTTGCATTTTCATTAAATTTAGGTGATAATTTAGTCATCTTTTGAAGTCCTCCGACTGATAAAGGGAGTTAATACTAATTAACTAATTAGCCTCTGTTCCCGCAGGGGCTTTTTTATTTCCGTTTATTTAGCGCAATAACACATTCGATTGAGTGTTGTGTTGCAGCCAAATGCTTGTTTAATAATTTTCGAATAATCTCCTCTTCTTCTGGGGTAATTTCGCCATCTTCTAAAGTTTCTTCCAACACACCAAAAAGCATCCCTCTAGCTGATAATTCGTGTAGTTGGATATTTGCCATTTCCACCGCATCTAGATTGTCCGCATCGGTATCTTTTACAAATCGTCCGCCAGCATTACGGCAAAGCTCATCGATAAAATCAGTGCAGTCATACTCGAGCTGGACGGCAATCAATTCTTCATTTTTAAAGCGTTGGCCTTTTGTTTGGTAAAGACGGTTATTTAACTCGCTTTCGGTAAAGCCGAGAAAGCCAGCTACCGCACTTTTGCCGCCTGGAACTCTCTCTATCATCTCGATAATGGTTTGTTTCATTACCATAATTTCCCGTCCTTTTTTATGGTTTTCTTTTGCGCCAATATGAGTAAATTAGTTGTCAGTTAAATTTGCTAAGGAATGTAAAATCTGCTTTTCAGTAACCTTGCCTTTTGTAGCCTTAACGATTCGCGGGATATACTTAGCGTTAATACCGCCACCATTAAGCCAAAAGCTGACGGAAACCTGAGAAACTCCGCATTCTTGACTTAGCTTTACCTGAGAACCGCAAATTGAAATTGCTTTTTCGATTGCCTCGTTCTTCATAGTCCACCTTTAATTAAAATTCTTATACATAATATAAGATACATTATACATTGTAAAGTATTTCTTATTTGATTTTATATAAGTTTATTTATAGGATTGGGCGATTAAGGAGAGTTTTATGAATACACTTGCTGAAAGATTGCAGTTTGCAATGGACAAAATGGGTAAAAACCAAGTTGAATTAGCCGCATTAGCCGGAACATCACAAGTAACGATCAGTAATATTTTGAACGGAGTTACAAAAAGCCCTAGAAATGGCTTACAAATAGCCAAGGCTTTGAAAATTTCTCCGGAATGGCTCTTGAATGGCACAGGAGAAATATCACAAACTCAAATAGAATCAAACGTAGCCGAAACAGGTTCATTTGATTTATGGGATCGCAATACGCCATTAAACGATGACGAGGTAGAAGTTCCGCTTTTCCAAGAAATCCGCTTAGCCGCTGGAAATGGTTTTGCTGATGACATTATGGATTACAACAACTTCAAACTGCGCTTTTCACGCGCCACATTAAGACGGCAAGGCGTGCAGTATGAAAATGCGGTATGCGTGGTAGCAGACGGCAATTCAATGGAGCCAGTTATTCCAAACGGCGCGACCGTCGGCATCGATACAGGCAATAAAACCATTCGTGACGGCAGCATTTATGCCATTAACCACGGCGGGCTATTGCGGATTAAACTGCTCTACAATATGCCAAACAATCAAATAAAAATCCGCAGCTATAACACAGACGAGTACGACGACGAAATAGCCGATCTAAACGAAGTCTCTGTGATTGGTAAGGTGTTTTGGTACTCGGTGTTGTTGTAACGGCTGAGCGTAGAAGTTATTTGTAATGATACCGCAAGCAAGTTCCCTGCAGGGTTATTTTATAAATAAAACAATAGGTTATACATGAATAATGCTAATTACCCTGCTCCATATTCAAGGTGCAGCCTAACAGATATTATCTAGATATGGGCGGTTTTCTGCCCGCGCACAATAAAAATATAACTCAAATCACTTTTGTGATAGAATAAAGGAACCATTAAAAATGTCCCCAAAATTTAACTCCAGTATGACGCAACTTGCATTAGTTTTTGAAAACGGAAACGAACTCACCTTTGATGATTTTGCCAAAGAAAATGGCATTACATATTGGTACGCTTCCGAATTGGCTATGATGTTAGGTTACACCGACATGACAGCTATAACTAAAGCTATTAACAAAGCGTATGCTGTTTGCAATAACCTCAATATTCCAATTATTGAAAATTTCATTCAGGTAAAATCCCCAAACCTTGATAACGACTTAAAACTCACCCGGTTTGCCTGTTATCTAACAGTAATGAATGGCAATATAAGCAATCCTAAAGTTGCAGCAGCGCAGGCTTATTTTGCTCAACTTGCCGCAGAAATACATTCTGTTTGCCAAAGCCCTGATGAAGTGGAGCGCGTTTACTTACGTGGTGATATTTCAGATCGAGAGAAAACCTTAAGTCATGTAGCCCATAGACACGGAGTGGAAGATTACGCATTATTCCAAAATGCTGGTTATCGTGGAATGTATAACATGAACATCCGTGCTTTAAAAAACAAGAAAGGGTTGTTTGAGGGAGGTGGTTCTCTACTTGATTTTATGAATAATGAAGAGTTAGCAGCAAACATATTCCGCATTACCCAAACCGAAGCCAAAATTAGAAATCAGAATATTCATGGGCAAAAAAATCTTGAGAATGCCGCGGAAACAGTTGGTAGATCGGTAAGAAATGTAATGATCCAAAACACCGGCGTTGCACCGGAAAACCTAAAATTATCCGAAGATAAAATAAACAGGATTAAGAGCAATATAAAGAAAACGCACAAAGCGCTTGTTAAACACGACAAGAAAAAATAATCCTCTATTCGACAAACAAACCGCCTTCTGGCGGTTTTTTTATTAACATTTAAACTCCGCAATCAACTCCTCTAGCACAATCCTCTCCTGCTCATTAGCGCGCACAATCCTCAACTCTTCATCTACGCGCGACACTATCTCATTAATCCCTAAGCTATTAATCCCTTCGCAATTCAGCGAGATTAGCCATTTTTTAAACTCTTTTTTCATAATTCGCCCTCCTTATCGGCAGGGTCATAATAAACCAACCTCAATTTAAACCAACTATCGCCACCAAAACTTGCGATCAGCATCGCAAAAATCACAAAAATACACTTCAAAACACGAACTTTACTTTGTAACCGGTTAAAAAATAAGCGATCAAACGTATTTCTTGAAAATTTATTTCTTTAAAAATCAATCAAATATAAGAATGTTTATAGATTTTATATAAAATTTCATAAGAAATAGCTTTACTATCTATAAGATATCTTATATCATACACCCATCAAAACGAGATGCACATAAACAAATATCTCGATGCTCTTTAAAAATCAGATTACAAGAAGTTTACTCATAACGGCATTATGCGGTCGTGTAGATTAAAAGCCCTACCCTACATAATGAGAGTAAACGGAATACCCACTGAAAGATGAGACCAGTGAAAAACTGACAGTTACAGAAAGTCTAGTCGCAGTGGGGAAATATCTCAAAGCACATTTGAAGTACAGAGACACAACGGCACGTGAAACCGTTGCGAATGATAGAGAGAAGTGTGCTTTGAAATGGCAAACATAAAACAAATGAGGTTAGAAATGGAAGAAAAACAAGAAAACAGCCTATCTGAAAGAGATAAAGATCAAATCAAATGGGCTGTATTAAGATCGGTTGAAAACGGTTGTTTAGAACCTGCATTAATTGCTGATAGATGTTGTTTCGCATTTGAGCGGATTAATCGTTACGGCAAAAATACTGGTTCTGGGAGTTGCGGAGCTATTTCCACCACTGCTCCTGAATAAACTGCCGCACTTCAGCAGATAATCCTCGCCAAGAAGCATCGCTCATATCAGCAACAAAAATTGAATCGTTGAAGTCAGTTACTTTGCTTAGGAGATCTAAAACTTCATCGGTTGAATAAGAAGTATGAAGATACCAAACGGATTGTTGGACTTTAGCCCATGCGCCTAGCGTTTTAATTTTTTCAATGAGCGCATCGTAATTCTGGCCAGACTTATTTAAATCATAAGTAACTAAGAGATTATTTTTCATAATTTATCCTTATTTGTGTTGTGGTTAGCGAAATTATATTCCTTATGTGTTGTGGTGACAATAAGGGACTTGAGCCTTGCAAGTATAAAGAAAGGTATTTAATGGCTCTTTGTTTGGTCGGTTGTGGAAACTGACATCTTAAAAACACAAAATAAAATTTGTAAGTTGTGGAAAATAACACGGGTTCAAATCCCAAAAGAGCCTCCATCTCAATCCGCTTTCAAATAGCGAATTAAAGCTCAATCTTCTTGAATAATTGATTGAACGAGAGCGGATTTAGCTGGAAACAGCGTTAGTCATAATAATTAAAATCTCCTTTAAATTGGTTAGCCCCTAGCTGCTTTCACACTTTGGCACTAGGGGATTTTTTTAAGGATAAATAATAAATTGACACCGCCCCCACATCGGATTAAGATACCCCCACTTTCAACAGAAAGTCGGGAATTGGCGTTCCTGAATTGATTAGGGCGGTGAAAAAGACGGTCGCTCAAAAGCGACTTTTTTTATAGCCGTAAAACAGCAAATCTACCTTTTGCTAAAATTTTAGTAAAAGCCCAATGATGAACTGTTTGAGAGATCGAAAGATCGCCGTTTACTCTAATCAACGGTACGCCAATCTTGAACAGTTCATCACCAACAAATTGGCGTTTGTTCGTGATGATTTCTAAAACTTTGATTAGAGAATCACAAAATGACAAACTCAAACTTAATTCCTGTTTTTAACGGTTTAATCCAAAATCAACCTGTTCAACTTTGCAACGCTCGTGAACTTCACACATTTCTAGAAATACAAACTCGTTACAATGATTGGATCAAAAACCGCATCAACGAATATGGTTTCATTCAAGATGAAGACTACTTCATCATCACCGAACGCACCAACGGACGCCCACGCAAGGAATATCACATCACCCTCGATATGGGCAAAGAACTCGGCATGGTCGAAAGAAACGAACGAGGCAGACAAATCCGCAAATACTTTATCGAATGCGAACGTAGAGCAAGCCAACCAAAACAAATCGCACTGCCCGAACCAGAAAAGAAATTCACCTTTGAATTTACCGAGTATGAATTACAACAACTTGCTTGGTTATGGTTTGCTTTCAAACGTGGCGTCGGCACATTCCAACATATCGAGAGAGCCTTTAATGTTTTAGGCTCAAATATGAGCGGGCAAATCTACGGACAGGCTTACGAATATTTAAGCGTACTACGCTCAACCAATCAAATCTTAAACCGCATCACAAGCGATTTTAACATCGACCAAATGACAAACTGGCGTGTCCTGCAACACTTGCGAGACTTTAATCCAAAAGCCGTAAAAATCGACTTCTAAAATAACGGAAAATCCGACCGCACTTTACCGTGTGGCGGATTTTTACACCCTAAATTCACTAAATTGATTAAAAAGGAAACAAAAAATGGAAAAATTTACTGATGTATTCGCAGAAATCACACGCCATTTAGCAAAGTTTGCTTGTGCGATTTTTATCGTTTTTTTGATTGGCGGAATCTCCTATTGTTTTGCAAGCGAGCCAACAGCACTTGAGCGTGAACAAGCAAGAATTCAATGGATTGCCGAACACGGGCAATATCAACCAAATCTAACCGAGCCAGCTAAACAAGAGGCTCTAGCTTATACAGAACAAAAACAAAAGGAATTAGACGATGCCAAGAATTAGATACATATCAGAAGTCAAGCTAACCGAGACGGAAAACGGTTTTTTTATCGCAAGTCTAATCATTAATGGAGTTATTAATCACTCTACATATCCGCAACGCTCACAAAAAAACGCAATCTTGTTGATTAACCGACAAATTGAGCGATTTAACGCTATGAATGAGGTTAGATTGCCACTATACGGGCAGAAACAAAGAAAGCCTAAAGGTACTAGCGAGAAAATGAAAAAAGCTGGCAGAGCTCGAATAATGAAGTCTTGGGTTAAATCTTTGGAATTATTTAAAGATTACACCAAGCAAAGATTAAGTCAGCCAGAAGATGAAAGACAGGTTTACTTCTCAAGTGCTGATTTACATCGCCAATTTAAGTTTTACCTATATACAAAACAAAGCGTAGTTCATAGCGGACTGCTTGCACCGTCTAAAGATGTAGTGTGGCAAGGTCGCAGAGCTTTAATCTCTACGTTTGATGAATTGACAGAATACTTTGGAAAAATTGAGGTGCTAATAAATGAGCATAATAGAGGATTGGGAACGCCAAGAGTTCAATAAATGGGATAAACAGTGCAGCAAAGAAGATGACTACAATCGGGCCATAGAAATGGAAATAGAGAGCATTAAAGAAGATATCACTAATTGTGATGATGATGTTATATGTGCTTTTAGAGAGAAGATGCTTGATTATGATGAGGTTATCAATGCCTTTGATGATGATACATTTAATGATGATGAATTTATAAAGGCGGTCGCACTTGGTACTGACTATGAAGAAATGCGAATTAAAATCTTGACCGCTATGGCAGAAGATAGATTAGAACAGTTAGAAAAGGATTACAGAAATGGATACATCCTTAATGATTAATCGCAGAGATAAAGACACCGATAATAAAATCGGGCAAGAACGAAAGTTAAACGTATTACGTTACTGGTTAACAAGTGGCTCAATAGATCCTCAAAGAGCAAAAGAAATCATTGAGCTTTATTACAAAGAAATGCCATTTTAGGTGAACAAAATGAAAATCTATATTGACATTGAAACAATCCCAACACAAAGCAAAGAGCATCAAGATTTTGTGTGCGAAAACCTTAAACCGCCTGCTAATTACAAGAATGAAGAAACGATTAATAAATGGCTTGAAGAAAACAAAGAGCTTGCTGTTAATAAGACTTCTTTAGACGGTGCATTTGGTGAAGTTGTGGTTATTAGCGCTGCCATTAACGATGATGAAGCGGTTACATTTTATCGCAAAGATTGGCAAGTCAAAGACCGTGAGAAAGATATTTTGACACGATTTAATAACTGGTTAAAAGAGCAAGCTAACCGATGTAAAACCGTCCCCGTGTTTATCGGGCATAACGTAACGAGTTTTGACGGATTGTTTTTGTGGCAACGCTGCATCATTAATGGCGTGAAACCATACTACAAAATGGACAAGCGAAACACTTACGACACAATGTGGGAATGGTGCGGATATAACCGAGAATCAAAACCTAGCCTTAATAAACTATGCCAAGTGCTTAATATCGAACAGAAAGGCGATATTGACGGCTCTAAAGTGTGGCAAGCAGTACAAGATGGTCGCATTGATGAAGTCGCTGAATATTGTGCTAAAGATGTTGAGCGAGTGCGAGCGATTTACAAACGAATGAATTTCGAGGTGTAGAAATGGCAGAGAAAAAACAATCTCTACAACGTAGAGCGTGGGATTTACTAAGTAAAATAAACGTCAATGACAAAACGGAAACGAAGGGATCTGGGAAATTTGCTCTAACCTACCTCTCTTGGGCGTGGGCTTGGGGTGTACTTATGGAGTATTTTCCTGAAAGCATTTACGAAATACATCAAGATAAAATTATGCCAGATGACTCTGTAATGGTATCTGTAACGCTAACGATTAAAGATGGCGATGAGCAATTTAGTCGCTTTATGTGGTTGCCTGTAATGGATCATTTAAATAGAGCTATCAAAAACCCAACATCTACGGATATTAACAAGGCGACTATGCGATGTCTTGCGAAAGCTATTGCAATGTGTGGGCTTGGTCATTACATCTACGCAGGCGAAGATTTACCAGTAGATGAAGAAACCCCAAAGACAAAATCACAAGAACGCTCTCAAAAATCAACCCAGCAGAATGTGAATTCTACTCCAAGTGAGCATTATCACGATGATGTTGAGAATTTAAGAAAGAGACTTCTTGGCAAGACAAAAGAACAAATTGAAAGCGAACAGCTTTACGATAAATCAATCAATTGGTTAAAAGAAAACAACCCTGATTTAATTGATGAATATAACTTGATGTTTAACGACTTCTTAGGAAATTTACTATAAGGAAACAAAATGAGCGTGAATAAATGCCTTTTTATCGGCAACCTAACCGCAGACCCAGAAATTAGAACAATGCCTAACGGTGAGCAAGTAGCTAACTTCTCTATCGCCTTAAACGAGAAATACAAGGCGAAAGACGGAAACATTGTAGAAAATGTTGAATACGTTCGCATTGTACTCTATCGCAGATTGGCAGAAATCGCAGAACAATATCTACATAAAGGCTCTCAAGTTTACATTGAGGGGCGATTAAAAACCCGTAAATGGCAAGATAGCAACGGACAAGACCGTTACACTACCGAAATTCAAGGCGATAACTTACAGATGTTAGGCGGTCGCCAAGATGAGCCGAAACAGGCGAAATCAAGCCAAGCCAAACCAAATCCATTAAGTGCGATGGCTGAGCAAGGCGATAACTTTAGCGATGGAATTCCATTCTAGGGGTGAGTCTTTACCAGTAAAGGAAAGCAAAAGTCGAGTATTGAAAATGATTGAGACCGCCAAATAAGGCGGTTTTCTTTTAGGTGAATTATGAACAAAGAACAAGCAGAACACGAATTAGCGGAATTACACGAGAAAGAACGGAGTTTAGAAAAGGCTCTTGAAATTGTGCGTGAGAAAATACGTGAGTTAATTAATTACACAGATAAAAACAAGGGATAAAGATGACAACAGAAGATATTCTGAATGAGCGAAGAAATACGCATGGTGATTTTATTCAAGGCTCTGTTACGTTCAATGCGTTAATGGAGCTTATCAATAAAAATCGCAAGAACATTGACTGTGTGCAGTATTACGCATTGACAATGATTGCCGGAAAGATTGTGCGAATTTTAAACGGTAATCCACACGAAACCGACCACTGGAGCGACATTATCGGTTACGCAACGTTAGGTGGCCGATTGGAATTGGCTCAAGAAGTACAAGAGCCACTTGTTGATATTTTGCCAGTGGTAAATCTTAAGCAGTAAATCAATATTTAATAAATCCAATAGGCGTTCCAAGTGAGCGCCTTTTGTTTTAGGAGAAAGAAAATGACAGCAAAACAAATAAGAGTCGGGGTAAGTCCAATAACAAACCGAATTTTTGTTGGTTATGTTAATAAAAAAGGCGATACATGGACAACAAAACAAGATATGACAACAGAAATCCTGTTTGCAGTTGCGCAGCATGCGATCGATTTTGGTAAGCCAATAATCCTCTCAGAGGAGAGTGCGTGCGGTAAATTTTATGAAAAGTACAAGATTACGGTTGAGCAGATCGGAGACCAAAAATGAGCAAAGGCAACAACGGATGGATTAAATGAAAGAATTTACAGAATGGCTATTCTATCTATTGACTAGCGCTTTTGTCATTACAATGGCTGGAGCTGGAATAGGATTATTTTTAGGCGTTGCGTGGAAAGCGTTTTGCTGGGTGGTGTGATATGGGAAAAGTAAAAATAACTAAATTATTTTGTGATAGATGCGGCAATGAAATTATGCCATTAAGTAATGATAATCCTGAATATTTAATGACAAATTTATATGTCAAAAAGAATTGGGGCGTAATAGGTGTGAGTGGAAATGCTGGAGGTATTGACGAAAAACAAATTTACCTATGCAAAGAATGTACTTGTAAGCTAAATCATTTCTTGTCTAGTCCTGATATTACAGAAACATCTACAACAAGGGGGTAAACATGACTTCACCATCTTTAGCTTATCAAGATGCAATGAACGGCATTGCCATTTTATATGACGCATTATCTAATGCAGAAAATGAGTTAGATAAACTCAAAAATCCATGGATTAAGTATAACGAATGTATGCCATCAAAAGATGATTATTTTATCGTGCATTGTCCAGAGTATGAGCCATCAATAGCAATAGCAAGATATGACACGGATTTGGGTGGATGGCTTGATTATGCAGATTATGAGATATCTCACTGGCAACCACCCCCCCACACGAGATAAAATATATAAAAGCGCCCGGCCTTGGGGGGGGGGTTTTTTATTGGAGCAAAGAAATGTATAAAACACCTCTATTTGTTTGTAGATTGCTTAAACGTGAGCCTGTAACTCCATGGAAAGAGTTACTAGATAACTTGGAAAACAATCCTCAAGAATGGGTATCTGATGGATTTACTTTGATAAATAAAAGAAATAAAGCAGAATTTTGGATTGCAAATGGGTACTATTTTTTAAAAATGCATCCAGGCAAATTAGCAATTCCAATCTCTCAAAGATACAGAATTTACAAGGCTGTAAATGAGGTACAAGCAGCTAGATTTAAATCAAATAAATAGCAGTTTTATTGGAGCTTTTATGGATAAAATAACTCTATCAGAAAAAGCGGAAGAAGAAATGTCAGAAGCAATTAAAGTAATGGCTGTTTCCGCTTTTACGGAAAAAAGCCAAAACTTAATCCCTTTGGAATACGTTGCGGCATTGGTTGGCTGCAAATATCAACGAACTGCTAATGTAATCGTCAAAGACCCAACATTCCCAAAAGGCGTGAGATTAAGCGAAAAATCACACGCTCGATGGATAGCTGGCGAAGTTATCCGTTGGTGTAGAATTAACGCCAAACGCATCAAATAA